ATTCCACGTTATCACATTCACATCGGCTGCGCCAGTAGAAACTGTTACCGCACTCCCTGTTGGGGATACGCTTCCACTCATGGTATAAGTAGGAGTTCCACTACTAACCGTCCCACATAAGCTACCTGTAACGCTAACTGTAATACTAATATCGACTAGAGCCGTAGCTCCAAAAGTTGTCTCTGCGAATGCTGAAAGTCCTAACATATAAAATTCCTAAAAAGAGAGTGGCCAGGGTGATTGGTGGAGTCTGGACACTCTCTTTTTACTAGTATCATTTTTTAAACCAAGAGGGAAGTCCTAAATGTGGTCGCTTATCAAATTTATTTTCTTTTGCTTTTTTTGAATCAGCTTTGTTATAGTGTAAAAATACCTGAACACAATCCTCTCCTTGAAACGCCTCTCTCCAGTGTTCTAAATTACATCCTGAATAAATAAGCATATCACCAGGAGTTAAATCTACTTTAATTCCTTTCTTCCCCTTTTGTCCTGATGGCTCTAAAAATATAGGCCATAAATCTCCTCCAAGATTTAAGGTAGTAGAAATTTCACAGCTAAATCTATCCTTATGTCTTTCAAGTATATCTCCTTTTTTATAAATTCTAGCATACGAATAAGTGGGAGATAATTTATAACTTATATGCTTTTCCATAATGGGTTGAACCCAAGTTAATAAAGTTTCCATAGCTATATCTGCATAATGAGAATAAGTTTCTGGTACCTGGTCATCATTCCATACGCCAAATTCAGTCGTAAATTGTGAGATATATCTTTCATCAAAAAGTTTTCTTGCAACTTTTCTTTTTAATAGAAAGTATTGTGTTATAAATTTTGTAAGGGATGAACTAATCGCTTTTTTTATTACTAAATATTTATTTTTTTGAAAGCTCATCTTTTTTTTTCATGGAGGTTGCTTTAGATATGGTTGATGGAACGACTTGGATATTCCAGTGTATAAATCTAAAAGGTTCTAATCCCATGTCCACTGGATATTGATGAGGCGTATAGCCTGGAATAATAACCATTGTTCCAGGTTTCACTTTATAATGGACAGCTTCATTAGCAAAAGTAATTTTAGTTCCATCCTTTTGAGGAAGTCTGGTCATCGTAGCTCCTGGTCTTGGGTCATGTAAAATAGGCACTGAAGTTTTATCACTAGCTTTTAAAAAGAAAAATCCTGACACATGCTGATTCCCATGGCTATGAGTATTATGATGACCACCTCCTTTATGCGAAAATTCTTGAACCCAACATTCGGTAAAGTGTAAACTATAATTTCTTAAATCATAGCCACACCAATCTAAAAACTGATAAGATCGGTGTCCACAAAAATCTACAAACTCTTTAGCTTGAGGATCGTTGTTAAAAGATTCGGAATGATTAGATAAACCAAAGTCATCTAGTTTTGCATTAAATTGTTTATCTCTTTCTTTTAAAACTTTTGGTAAAATCTTTTTTTTTGCTTTTTTTAAATACCGATCTGTTAATTTTAACATCGGCTCAATAAACATTGGGCAGTCGGCTGTCCAAACAGGAGTGGCGAAATAAGTCGCACTGCTAAACTTTACATGATTGTGATTTTTCTTCATATTATTGAAACGGATAACCCAAATTCCATATTACTAAACTATACCTTACTCCTTTTGTTATAGGGTTAACTCTATGCCACACAAAACTTGGAAAAACAACCAGAGATCCTTTTGGTAAAATCTCTTTACATATGACAGTTTTTCGTTTTTTATCACCCTCATGCTGTCTAAAATCAAATTCCAATTCTCCCCCCTTATATGTTTTAGGATCGGACAAAGTTACTGTTACTGATAATTTCCTGATTTTTCCTTTAGTTGAACCCTCTTCTGTATAAGGTTTATCCCAACTATCACAATGCCAATCATAATATTGACCTTTTTTATATTTGGTAAATTGGCAGGATTCTGACCAATCCCAATTAAATTTCCAATCTGCATTGTTATTCGCTATTTTAATATAGGGGTGAATTTCTTTATAGATCCAGCGATCATCCATCCAGACAACATTTGAATCTCTTTGCTTTTTTAAATCTTTTATTTCTTTTGGGGTTAAAGGTTGGGTCTTTAAATTTCTATCTCTCCCAAATTTCCCTGTAATAGCTTGGACTTCTTTTTTCTTTTGTTGTTTACCGTATTGTACCATCATATCACATATTCTAGGTGGAACCACAGATTGAAAATACCAATAATAATGAGTTAAATTCATACGATTACAAACCATCCTGTCGCTATATATTTTTCTTGAGTGGAAGATATAACTCCTCGATGAGGATGTGTAAAGCCAGCTGGCCATAGTACCGTTTTTCCTTTAATGGGCTCTATGGTTTTTTTGTGTCGGGGAAAGAAAGTTCCTCCTTTATCCGTTAACGTATTAAGATAAACCATATAAGCAAGTTCCCGTGTAGAACTGCTGATTGAATCCCTTTCATAGTGAGTTGTAAAATAACCTTCACCCGCTTTATAATATTGAATATTGTTACCGATTTCAGTTTTAATTCCGTGCTTCAAATTATATTTTTTACAATACGGTTTAATACATGCGGTTAAAGCCGTAAAAAAATTTTTAATTCTTTGATCATTTGAATTGTTAAAAAAACCAACATCCAGTGATTTTTTAATATCATGTCTAATTTCTTTAACACCAACAACTCCTGGGGCTTTATATTCAGTATTCTCTTTAAAGTAGGATATTAAATCATCACAGATTTCAGGAGCCATTTTATATTGTTCAATATAATTCATTAAATATATTCATAAGTTATAGTTAATAAAGTAATGACTTGTTTGGATGTATTTTTAGTAATGAAAAATTTTTGTGTGCTAGGAAATATAATAAAATGATTATTTTTTATAGGGATATGCCAAGTTCTGTTTACTCTCCGATTATTGTCATAATGAATAACACACTCACAAGACTTTTCTGAAACATCAACTCCATAAATAAAAGTATAATCAGGAGCATTTCTTAAAACCATAGGATCTGCTGTGGCTCTTGAATAGCTTTGTTCATTGGGTTGTAAAACCGTTCCCCACATTATTTTAGGAATTAAAGTTCTTTTATAAACTGATTTAAAATGATCTCTAATATAATCCTGTAACCATTGTAGAGGTTGAGAAAACTCTACTTTAAAATCTCTATAGGATAAATCTTTTGAATTTTTACTTAAAGTGTTAGAGGAAATATAATTTTGAATAATGGAATTTTTAATAGTTTTTCTATCAATTTCAAAATTTTTGGGGCAATCAATGCTTCCTGTATATATATCTATTTCTGATAAAACTTTCTTCAGCATACCTAGGAGGTTATACCAAATTTTACAGTAATAGCAATTTGATCTAGATCAATTAGGAAGTGACTTTATCCCAAGTTTTAGTGTCTTCATTCCATTGATAATGGGTACCAGCTAAATGTTCTTCGTCTGTTATCGAAGGTGCATCACCAGCTGGGGAAACCCATCTAGCTTCTGCCACATTTAAAGTCCAACTAGGATATGGTTGTTTATGAATAAATATATCATTGTCGGGATCCCAACTCATTCCTAATCCAGCATAATTTCCTCTTAGAGGAGTTTTGCCATCTTTATGTACGCCTCTGTAAGTATTAAAAGAAGTTTGTTTCCATATAGGCCAATGACTACTTCTTTCTAAAAATATTCTACCTATTTCTTCATCTTCAATGCCATCAGCATTGAGACAATTTTTATCCGACACAACATTAACAGCAATAACTCTTCCGTTAATTCCTAATTTTGCAAAATGTGCCATTATTGATATTGATAACGAATCATAACAATTCCTGAGCCACCAGCTGCACCAACAGGTTCACCTGATCCGCCTCCTCCTCCTGTATTTGTAGTACCAGCTCCTCCATTAACACCAGGAGTATGGTGCCCTCCTGTACCTCCACCGCCTGCTCCGCCTGCATTGGGGCCATCGTATCTTGCAGAACCTCCTCCGCCACCAGAAAAATATCTTGTTGAACTTACTGGCCCTGGAGTTCCATAGCTTGGTGCTGTTGGGCCTACAAAACCATCTCCGATATAAGAGCCTATTCCACCAAGTTGATTACCATTTCCACCTGCTGCACCACCTCCACCACCTCCACCTGAATTACTATCAGGGGAATTAGTCCCACCATCTGTTCCTTGAGGTGGACTTACTGGGGGAGTATTTCCTGCACCTCCTGAACTTGTACCTGGAGTATCTCTCCAATTTCCTCCACTTCCAGAACCACCTGCATTTCCATTCATACCCCCACCTGAAGGTGAACCAGAATTAGGGGAAGTACCCCCACCTGCTGATGAAATAGGTGCAAAACTTGATACATTTCCTCCGCAAGTACAAGCCGCAACTCCTGCCGCACCTATTACAATAGGATAAGTTGATGCTGTTACTGTGATACCACAGCCACTAGCTAAAGGAGAAGCCACTGGCATACATAAACTATTAGAAACTCTAAAACCTCCAGCTCCGCCTCCACCAGCAATAACATTCGCACCTCCGCCACCACTAGCAACGACGAAATAATCTACTTCATTGTTAGCAGCCGTACCAGATACTGCGGAAACTACAAAACATCCATTTCCTGTAAAAATATGTGTTTTATAATCACCACAGGTTACGATTGCATCGCCACCACTCGCTGTTAATCCTTCAAAACCAGTAATGTCTGAAGTTGAATCCTGAACATCTTGCCATCCCTGAGTTGCATCAACATACACCATAGTTACTGATTGTCCTTGTGTGTTTAAGGTTGCACAACCACAGCCTCCATTAATTGGTTCACAATTATTAGCAAGGGTAAGATTATTAGTGTCCCAGGTGCCTTTGTAATCTTTCACTGCAACTATATCTCCAGCAGTAGGTGATGCTGGTAATGTAACTGTAACTGCTCCTCCGCAGGTATTAACAAAATAACCTTCACCTGCTGATGCTGTAAATGGACTTGTTTTTGCAGTCGTACACCAATCGATTGCACCGCCAGCGACGCAGGCAACAACTCCTGAGGCTCTGTATGGATTATTTCCTACTTTTCCACTCATAAATTTTCCTATAATGTTTGATCTAAATAACTGATAACAATATCAACATCTCCTGCACTACCTAATTTAGCTGAAAGCACATCGGTTGTTTGAAGAACAATTCTTGTTGTGTGTTCAAATGTTGCATTGGCAGCTAGAGCTTGATCTGAATAAATCTCATAATCATTAGCACCAGCACTATCTCTTATATATAAATCGAAAGTTTCTGCATTTCCTGCCGTT